AAGAATAAATAAAACTGAATATCGTCGGCGCGGGAGGCAACTGGCAAAATCCAGTTGACGCCTCCCCTTTTTATTGGTATAATGGATGGAGGATAATTGGAAAAATGTCAATCAAGCTAACACTATTAAAATCAGGCGAAACAATTATTTCTGATGCTAAGGAACTTATTTCTGACGATAAGGTCTGTGGATATCTTTTAACTAAACCACATAAAGTTGAAACTAGAAAAACAATTTTACTAGTAGAAGAAAATGATAGTCCAAACGGAGATTTAGAAGTATCATTATCTCCTTGGATTATTTTAACAAGTGATGAGCAAATTCCAGTTCCACCTGATTGGGTAGTTACTATTGTAGAACCAATAGAAACGATTAAACAAATGTATGAGGAAAAAGTAAATGGAGAAATCGATCAAGTGTCTTTTACTGAAGGTTGATAATGTAATTATCACAGAGATTATTGAGGTTGGATCTGAACTTGGTGAACCAGATTGCAAACTCATTAATCCATATAAAATTGATGGAGAGGGAAATTTAACCCCTTGGCCAGATGTTACTGATCAGAGAGAAATGATGATTCACTCAGATAGTATCTTGACCATTGTTACTCCTAAAGAAGACATTATTGAAAAGTATCTTGAACTAACTGCCTAATGAATTAAATACTTTAATTATTTATGTCTTTTCGCTTTTATACAAACGTTCAAATGGTCGGGGACCATTTCTTGGTTCGTGGTTATGAAGATGGTAAACACTTTATGACTCGGGAGAAGTTTAACCCGACTCTTTTTGTCCCTTCTCAAAAGAAAACTAAATATCAAACTCTGAATGGAGAATATGTGGAATCAGTTCAACCTGGTTCTGTTCGTGATTGTCGTGAGTTTATTAAAAAGTATGATGGTGTAGAAAACTTTAAAATCTACGGAAATACACAATACATCTATCAGTATATCTCTGAGATGTATCCAGAGGAAGAACTAAAGTTTGATATTAGTAAAGTTAAAGTTACTACTATTGATATTGAGGTTGCATCAGAGAACGGATTCCCTGATGTGGAATCTGCCGCCGAAGAAGTTCTTTTGATCACAATCCAAGACTATTCTTCTAAGCAGATTCGTACTTGGGGTCTTGGTCCATTTAAAAATCAGCAGAAGAATGTAATCTATCGTTCATTTGACAATGAGCGTGATTTGTTGATGGACTTTATCAACTGGTGGATGGTTGAGGAGAATACTCCAGAAGTTGTAACTGGATGGAATATTGAATTGTATGACGTTCCATATCTTATTCGTCGCTTGGATCGTATTCTTGGCGAAAAATTAATGAAACGTTTTTCACCTTGGGGTCTTGTGACTGAAGATGAAATTTATATTGCTGGTCGTCGCAATATTTCATATGATGTTGGTGGTATCAGTCAACTTGATTATCTGAATCTTTATAAGAAGTTTACTTACAAGGCGCAAGAGTCTTATCGTCTTGATTATATTGCAAGTGTTGAACTTGGTCAGAAAAAACTTGATCACTCGGAGTTTGATACTTTCAAAGACTTCTATACCAAAGGATGGCAGAAGTTTGTGGAGTACAACATCATTGACGTGGAACTTGTTGACCGTATGGAAGACAAGATGAAACTGATTGAACTTGCAATTACAATGGCGTATGACGCCAAAGCAAACTATACGGATGTGTTTTCACAAGTCCGAATGTGGGATACCATCATCTATAATTATCTGAAAAAGAGGAATATTGTAATTCCTCCCAAAGAACGATCAGACAAAGACTCTAAGTATGCTGGTGCATATGTGAAGGAACCTATTCCTGGAAAGTATGACTGGGTTGTGTCTTTTGACCTTAACTCGCTATACCCTCACCTGATTATGCAATACAATATCTCACCAGAAACTCTTCTGGAAGAGAGGCATCCAAGTGTTACTGTTGATAAGATTTTGAATCAGCAGACTAACTTTGAACTGTATAAGGATTATGCAGTTTGTGCTAACGGAGCAATGTTCCGCAAGGATGTGCGCGGTTTCCTTCCAGAGTTAATGGAAAAGATCTATAAAGATCGTACCATCTACAAAAAGAAAATGCTTGCTGCGAAGCAAGAGTATGAAAAGAAAAAGACAAAGGAGTTGGAAAAAGAGATTGCTCGGTGTAACAACATTCAAATGGCGAGGAAGATTCAACTTAACTCTGCTTATGGTGCTATCGGCAATCAGTATTTCCGCTATTACAAACTAGCAAATGCTGAGGCAATCACCTTGTCTGGTCAGGTTTCTATCCGTTGGATTGAGAACAAGATGAATGCCTATCTGAATAAAATTCTCAAAACTGACGGAGTAGATTATGTTATTGCTTCAGATACTGACTCTATCTACCTTAATATGGGTCCTCTGGTTGAAAGTGTATACAAGGGAAGAGAGAAAACTACTGAAGGCGTTGTTTCGTTCCTTGATAAGGTCTGTAAGGTGGAATTTGAAAAGTATATTGAAAGTTGCTACCAAGAACTGGCTGAGTATGTGAATGCTTACGACCAGAAGATGCAGATGAAGCGGGAAAACATTGCTGAACGTGGAATCTGGACTGCTAAGAAACGCTACATTCTCAATGTCTGGGATAGTGAAGGTGTTCGCTACGAAGAACCTAAACTCAAGATGATGGGTATTGAGGCAGTTAAATCTTCTACCCCAGCACCTTGTCGTAAAATGATTAAGGATGGTCTGAAACTGATGATGAGTGGAACAGAAGAGGATGTAATCAACTTTATTGATAAGTGTCGTGAAGAGTTTAAGAGTCTTCCTCCAGAACAGATTGCTTTCCCTAGAACTGCATCCGATGTTCGTAAATATTATTCTTCTTCAGACATTTATATAAAGGGAACTCCAATTCACATTCGCGGAGCACTCCTCTTCAATCATTATGTGAAAGAGAAAAAACTTAATAATAAGTATTCACTAATTGCTAATGGAGAAAAAATTAAATTTGTTTATTTAAAAAAACCAAATATTATTCAGGAGAATATTATTTCTTTCATTCAAGACTTTCCCAAAGAATTGGGTCTTGACAAATACATTGACTATGAACTACAATTTGAAAAGAGTTTTGTAGAACCACTGAAGTCCATTCTTGATTCTATTGGATGGAACGTGGAAAAAACTGTAAACCTTGAATTATTTTTTGCCTAATGGACTTGCCTATTAATGATAATGAACTGAATACAATTGTAAAAGCACTTGGATTTGGTGGGGATGCTGCGTTGTATCATAAACTAAAATTGGTAAAAGAACTGAGAGAACAAGGTTTACCTTATAAAAAAATACTTCGTGAAGAATACGGGATGATTGCCTAATGGATTTTCTTAAAGAAATTGTAAAAGAAGTTGGTGGTGAGTATACCAAACTTGCTTCTGATATTGATGAGACTGAAACTTATGTTGACACAGGTTCGTACATTTTTAATGCACTGGTTTCAGGTAGCATATTTGGTGGCGTATCTGGGAATAAGATTACTGCTATTGCTGGAGAGTCTTCTACTGGAAAAACTTTCTTCTCTCTCGCTGTGGTTAAGAATTTTCTTGATAATAACCCCGATGGTTATTGTCTCTACTTTGATACTGAGGCTGCTATCACTAAATCTCTTCTAGAGAGTAGAGGAATTGATACACAACGTCTTGTTGTTGTTAACGTTGTCACAGTAGAAGAGTTTCGTGGAAAGGCACTCAAGGCAGTGGATATTTATCTCAAAAAACCTGAGGGTGAACGCAAACCTTGTATGTTTGTATTGGACTCTTTGGGTATGCTTTCCACTGAGAAAGAGATTACTGATGCTCTGAATGATAAGCAAGTTCGTGATATGACTAAATCGCAACTTGTTAAAGGTGCTTTCCGTATGCTCACTCTTAAGTTGGGGCAGGCAAACATTCCAATGATTGTAACCAACCATACTTATGATGTTATCGGTGCTTATGTTCCTACTAAGGAGATGGGTGGTGGTAGTGGTCTTAAGTATGCCGCTTCTACTATCATTTATCTCTCAAAGAAAAAAGAAAAAGATGGAACAGAAGTCGTTGGAAACATTATCAAGGCAAAGACTGCTAAGTCGCGTTTGAGTAAGGAGAACCAGGAAGTTGAAGTCCGTCTATTTTATGATGAGCGCGGTCTTGATCGCTATTATGGTCTTCTGGAACTCGGGGAACTCGCTGGACTCTGGAAAAATGTTGCAGGGCGTTACGAGATTAATGGTAAGAAAATTTATGGGAAGGAAATCCTGAAAAACCCAGACCAATATTTTACAGAAGAAGTAATGCAGCAACTTGATGCTGCCGCGAAACAACAATTCTCTTATGGAACGAATTGAGACAACTATTTTAAGGAACTTAGTATTCAATGAAGATTACTCGCGCAAGGTCATACCTTTCATTCAACCAGATTATTTTGAGCAAAAGACGGAGAAGGTCATTTTTGAAGAGATTGTTCAATTCATTGTTAAGTATGGTTCAGCAATCACCATTGAAGCACTCAACATTGAGGTAGAAAATCGGACTGATCTCAATGAAACTGAAGTCAAAGAGATTAGAGAAATTACTTCTTTTCTGAATGATTCTGCGGTAGAAAAGCAATGGTTGCTTGATACTACAGAAAAGTGGTGTCGTGACCGTGCTATTTACCTAGCACTTATGGAGTCGATTCATATTGCTGATGGAAACAATGAGAAGAAAAATCGTGATGCGATTCCAAGCATTCTTTCTGATGCTCTAGCAGTATCGTTTGATAATAATATCGGACACGATTATCTTCAGAACTATGAGGAACGATATGAGTTTTATCATCGTAAAGAGGATAAGATCGAGTTTGATCTGGAATATTTCAACAAAATCACAAAGGGTGGTCTCCCTAATAAGACTCTCAATATCGCTCTCGCTGGGACGGGTGTTGGGAAATCGCTATTCATGTGTCATTTGGCTAGTTCCGTCTTACTGCAAGGCAGGTCCGTTCTCTATATCACTCTTGAAATGGCGGAGGAACGAATTGCAGAAAGGATTGATGCGAACCTTCTCAATGTACCGATTCAGCAACTGGTTGATCTCCCACGTTCAACGTTTGAGAATAAAGTAAATGGTATTGCAAAGAAGACGCAAGGTTCTTTAGTTATCAAAGAGTATCCAACTGCTTCTGCACACTCTGGACATTTTAAGGCACTCCTAAATGAACTTGCACTTAAAAAGTCATTTAGACCTGATATTATTTTCATTGATTACCTTAACATATGTGCTTCCAGTAGGTACAAGTCAAACCTTTCTGTAAATTCATACTCATATATTAAAGCAATTGCTGAGGAACTTCGCGGTTTGGCGGTGGAATTTAATGTCCCAATTGTCTCCGCTACTCAGACCACTCGTTCAGGTTTTGGTTCTTCTGATGTTGAACTTACTGATACTAGTGAGTCCTTTGGTCTCCCTGCTACTGCTGATCTTATGTTTGCCCTTATTAGCACTGAAGAGTTGGAGCAACTAGGTCAGATTATGGTGAAGCAATTGAAGAATCGTTATAATGATCCCACTATTTACAAGCGTTTTATTGTGGGTATTGACCGTGCTAAAATGCGTCTTTATGATTGTGAGCAGACTGCTCAGAAAGACATACTTGACTCTGGACAGGATGAAGAGTATAATGATTATGAAGACAAAAAACCTAAAAAGTCGTTTGAAGGATTTAAATTTTAATGGAAACTGCAAAACACGTTGATTTTGATAAGTATGCAGAGTTTGTCGATGCAGTGACTTCTGATGCATCTAAAGACTTTCTTGCTCTTTCTGACCGTTTGGTTGCCCTTGATGAAAAAGGTGCCAATATTGAGCGTCTCTTGACTGCTTCTGTTGGTATCAATGCAGAAGGTGGTGAGTTTATGGAAATCGTGAAGAAAATGGTCTTTCAAGGTAAACCTTATAATGAGGATAACCGTGAACACCTGATTATTGAACTAGGTGATATTATGTGGTATGTTGCTCAGGCTTGTATGGCTCTGGATACTACACTTGATGATGTTGTTGCTCGTAATGTTCAAAAACTTCTCAAGCGTTATCCTGAAGGTGCTTTTGATGTTTACTTCTCCGAAAACCGTGCTGCTGACGACCGATGACTAAAGAAAATCAAATAACTCTAAAAATAAACCTTCGTACTGCAGCAGCAGTACGTCAAATTCTTTTTGATTCTCAAAAAGGATATACTTATGATGAAGTGAGTGTTCCTCCCCGAATCACTGATATTCGTGAAGTGATTCAAGATCTTGATGGGAAGATTAGCACCTCTATTGGCGAATAATAAATAATTTTAAAAAATATGTCTCTTCTTGGTAAAAGAAAAGGAAGACCAACTACTCAAATTCAGTTTGACGCAATTCTTAAAAGATTTATTATTTTCTTAAAAAGAGAGTTGCGTCTTACCTATGATATTCCAGTCATTCTTATAGATGATACTGACTTTGCAAAAAGAATCGCAGCATTTGGAGAAATATCAAAAGACAATGTGATTCATTTGAGTGTTATTAATCGTCATCCTATGGATATTTTGAGAACACTCGCTCACGAATTTGTCCATTATAAGCAACATATGGAGAAAGGTTTAGAGCGTAAAAGTTCTCACGCTGGGAGTCCAACTGAAAATCAAGCAAATGCAAAAGCAGGTGAATTGATGAGGAAATATGGACAACTTTATCCAGAACTATTTGACCTGATGCCCATCAGGTGATATAATTCTTTTATTGGGGTGTTCGTATAACGGTTATTACTCTGGATTTGCATTCCAGCAATAAGGATTCAATTTCCTTACACTCCATTATAGGTAGACGCTAATATAAATAATACTAGCACGTTTACTAATTATGAGAAAAGATATAGATTTAAAAAAAGATTATATAATTAAATCCTTATTAAATGGTAAAAAAACTCCAACTGAATTATGTTTAGAATTAAATTGTAAACCGGATACATTACGCTCTAGATATAAAAAATGGATACCTGAATACAAACCAAATAATACTAAAAAATTATCTAAATTTGGTGGACAAAATAAATGGAATAGTCTGGAGGAATATGTTTTATCTAGAGGTAATAAATGTAGAAGATCAATCTTACATAGATTGTTAGTTGAAAAAAATGGAGATTATTGTTTTGAGTGTGGAATTGCGTCTGTTTGGAATGAAAAATATTTAAGAATGCAAGTTGACCATATTGATGGATTATGTTATAATAATGAAGTTTCAAATTTAAGATTGCTTTGTCCAAATTGTCATTCACAAACTGAAACTTTTTGTGGAAGAAATTCATTAGCCCAAATGGTGTAATTGGTAGCCACGCAAGTTTTAGGCACTTGTTCCGTAAGGAGTGGAGGTTCAAGTCCTCTTTTGGGCACTTCTAAATAAAAATAAAAATGGCAGAAAAAATATCAGCAAATAGAGGTGATTTATTTGAAGTATTTTTTGCTGCAGCTGTTGCTGCTACTCCTCTTCCTTC